AATTTTGAAGAAATTATTAAGAGTAGACACAGAGATGAATTCTCATATGATAGTTTCTCTGAAGGTGAAAAGATGCGTATCGATTTGGCACTATTGTTTACATGGCGTCAAATAGCAAAATTAAAGAATTCAACAAACACGAATCTGCTTATTTTAGATGAAGTATTTGATAGCAGCCTAGATACAGTAGGTACGGATGAGTTTTTAAAATTGTTGCATAGTCTAGATAACGATACCAACGTGTTCGTTATTAGTCATAAAGGTGACCAGTTATTCGATAAATTTAGATCGGTAATTCGGTTTGAGAAAAAGAATAATTTTTCAAGGATAGCAAAATGAGTAATAGTGACGTAATTACATTTGATACTGAAAGTTGGATGAGAGAATCGGTTAGAGTCGAACCAACATTCACTATCTATAACTTAGTTAAGAGTTCAGATCCAATTCTGACTACACCAATCATTGATTTTGATTTTACTAATCCACCAATCAATCCAAATACTCTTGCAAGTAATCTTGTAGAAACATGTAAGAAATATAATGGTATTGGTCTATCTGCAAATCAATGTGGTCTACCATACAAAGTATTTGTAATTGGTGCGAATGATGAATACGTTGCATTCTTCAATCCAAAAATTGTTACCATATCAGAAAATATGGTGAAGATGGAAGAAGGTTGCCTTTCTTTTCCAAATTTATTCCTAAATATAAGCAGACCAGATAGTCTCACAGTAGAATACAAAGACTTTAATGGCATATCAAGAACAACAACTCTTACCGGATTAACTGCACGTTGTTTCTTGCATGAGCTTGACCACATGAATGGTATCGTGTATACTAGCAAAGTTGGTCCAGTTTCGATGCAGATGGCAGAAAAGAAAAGGAAAAAATATGAAAGATTGGCAACAAGGTTACGAACTGGACTATCTAAAATCAATTGAAGCACTTTATAGTGACTACAACAAGTTTTCACTTTCACCATTTGCAGAATACAAGAAAAACAATATTGCTGCCGACTTGCATGAAGGCAAACTCATCTTAGAAGATGAAGGCAGTTATGTTATCACAGAAGCAAAAGTAACATCACCAATCACATTATATCAAAATGTAGAAATTGGTTACAAACTACCTGGCGACAAGATCATTACAAAATTAAGAGGAACACCAGACTTCATTGAGAAGGTTCTTTTTAATTGCGGTGGTAATGTTTGGAGTTATTGCTGGGCAGAAGATAAAGAAACAAAAAAATATCTCAACAAATATTTTAGATATGTTGGTAGCAAAATAACTACGTTTGGTGAAATCTATGCCATTTATTTTAAAGGCGAAAGAACTCATCCGTATATTGATTCAGTTGAGCATATTGGATTAAAACAAGTTGGCATATGTAATATTGATCTGATTGAAAGTATCAATACTAAGTTGACCACACTCAATCTAAATTTTAAAAATCACTATAGTAACTACAATAAAAAGAATGCATGGTCTGCACTTTCATTGCGTGGGTATTATTCAGATATATCTCGTATTGAAAAACCTATTGAAATGAGTAAGAAGTGGAAAGAGGAACATAAAGATGAAGAATCTTATTTACAAGATACAGTCCTTCGCAATCAATTTCCAGAAGTTGATGAACTACTCAGAGACTTTGATGGGAACATGCATCGCATCCGTTTTATGCGTCTTACTCCTGGTGGCGGTGAATTAGAAAGACATACCGATCAAGTTGATCCAGATTCAGGTGGCACACTAGGTAAATTGGCACGTATTCATTTTCCAATTAAAACTAATCCAGATGTTAAGTTTACCGTGTGGGACTTGACAGGTGATGCAAGAACTGATAATATGAAAGTTGGAGAGTATTGGTTTCTAGATACTCGTAAACCGCATCAGGCAATTAATGGTGGTACTGAAGAACGTATTCATTTGGTTATTGATGTTGAAGTGACAGAAAGTATTAAGGATATGATATTACATGGATAATTATTTCTATGAAAAGAATCGAGAGTTATTAGAATCACCAGTCAATAAAACATTTGAAGAAGTTTTATGGATGTGTAAAGGTGACTTTAGAGAATGGGTCATCGACTTGCGTAAAACTGTTGTTGATCTATGGGATAACAAAGGTTTACCACCTCGTGTTGGTTATACTAGAGATGATATTATCGATCAATTCAATCAGATGGAATCTTTTCCTGTCTATAAGTTTGAAACTGTAGATGAACTGACTGGTGAGAAAGATGTAATTCGTAATACTAGTGTTATTGGTAATGCAGTCAATCAATGGTTTCCTACCATGATGAAAACTCGTATCAACTATACTAAAAAAGATGATGGTAAATCCATCTACGATTACTTTGCAAAAGATGAACTCCTTGATACATTCGTTACTTATGCTACTCGTCATTTCAAGCGTGATTCTTTCTATCATTATTCTAACCCGATAAAATCAAATGATAAATCGACTTATGGTAGTTTACCTGTTGCTAGTTCAGCAGTAGAATGGATAAAACAATTTGAAGAATCGTTTCGTCAAAAAGATGAGTACGACTATTGGTTGAATCCAATCAATGTAGAAAAAACATACACTGGTTATAATGAAGAACTGAAAGGCAAAGTATACCTGACTTTGACTAAAGATGAAATCGAAAGTTTGAATATACCAGATAAATGTAAGACCAATGTTGACTATTTAAAATCAGAAACATATCATATTCGACCATTCAAGTTTGGTCAGAAATTATTTCCTGTAGGGCTAAAAGCATTCAGAGTTTCATTCTGCCAATATGCTGTAAATTTTCCACCATTAACTGCAAAATATCTTTATGAAAAATACACTGAACATCTTATTGGACAAGATACTATCCGCATCTACGATCCTTCTAGCGGGTGGGGTGGTCGGCTTCTTGGCGCTATGTCTATCAGCGATAACCGTAATGTGGTTTATATTGGTACTGATCCTAACACCGATCATTGTACTGGGACAAATCGTACAAAATATCACGAAATTGCTGACTTCTACAGGGCGAACATCAACAGAGGCGGACTCTGGGAATCAAAACACACAGACACAGAAATCTACCAACTTGGATCAGAAGTAATACAATTTGATGAGAATTTCCAAAAACATAAAGGCAAATTGGATCTAGTATTTACTAGTCCTCCATATTTTGCAAAAGAAGCATATTCGGAAGATCCAGAACAGTCATATAAGAAGTTTGGTCAGTATGAAGAATGGCGTGAAGGATTTCTAAGACCAACTTTGGAAACTGCCGTTGAGTGGTTAAGAAGTGACAGATATCTTCTTTGGAATATTGCCGATGCTGTCTTTGGTGGTGATATGTTACCATTGGAAGAAGATAGCAAAAAGATTTTAGAATCTCTTGGTATGCAATACCGTGGGAAACTAAAAATGTCTCTGGCACAGATGCCTGGTGGTAACAGGATCGATGAGGAGACAGGACTACCTAAAGCAAAGAACTTTTGCAAGGTGGATGGTATGTGGTTGAAATACGAACCGGTATTTGTTTTCTATAAACCGTAAGTTCACCAACATATCTATTGACTACACGCATATATAATGTTATGATGTGTGTTCTCGCAGTAAAAACAAATGCGAGTTTTTTTATTTTATATTATAGGAGTTTTATTATGACTAAATTGTCTGCTAAAGAAAAAATGTTGAACGCCCTGAAACAAACTTCAGGTTATAACACCTTCACAGTTGCACAAGGACAACGCCGTTTTGGTATTCAAAACGTTTCTCAACGCATTGAAGAATTGCGTAAAGAAGGTCACTGCATCTACACCAACACCCGTACACTTGAAAATGGTCGTAAGATCAAATTCTATCGCCTAGGCACACCAACTAAAGCACTAGTTAAATCAGCAATTGCTGCTGGTTACTCCTTCGCTGCTTAATTTGCCTTAATCTGAGAGGGAGTTCTGCATAAGCAGTTCTCCCTTTTTTTGTACCCATGGAGTAAAAATGGAAATAACAATTAAAAAAGAAGAATTGCAAAAGAAAAGTTTGTTTATTGCAACACCAATGTATGGTGGCATGAACCATGGTTTGTACATGAAGGCATGTCTTGACTTGCAAGGTTTATTGATTGCATATGGTGTTCAAGTTAAATTCTCATTTCTTTTCAATGAATCTTTAATTACCCGTGCAAGAAATTATCTTGTTGATGAATTTTTGCACCGTTCTGACTGCACTCACTTTTTGTTTATCGACTCTGATATTAACTTTGATCCTCGTGACGTTGTTGCACTATTGGCACTAGACAGAGATATCATTGGTGGTCCGTATCCAAAGAAAGCAATCAAATGGAAATCTGTTAAGACTGCAATCACAAAAAATCCTGACATTGATCCACAAATGCTTGAAAAAGTTGTTGGTGATTATGTTTTCAATCCAGTTAAAGGTACTGCACAATTTAGTGTATCTGAACCACTTGAAGTTCTAGAAATTGGAACTGGTTTTATGATGGTGAAACGTGAAGTATTTAAGAAGTATGAAGATGCTTATCCAGAGTATCGCTATAAACCAGATCATGTAGGTCAAGCAAACTTTGATGGTACTCGTTACATTCATGCATACTTTGATACTATCATTGATCCTGATTCGCAACGTTATCTTTCAGAAGATTATATGTTCTGTCAATGGGCACGTAAGATAGGTATTCAGATTTGGTTGTGTCCATGGATGCGTACAGAACACATTGGTACGTATCACTTCAAAGGTGATATGCCTGCTGTTGCTAACTATGTTGGTGAGATGTAATGATTATTGGATTTGTCGGATTCATTGGTTCAGGTAAAGGAACTGCTGGTGATATTCTGAAAGACTTAGGTTTTATTCCTATAAGTTTTGCGGGGCTAGTTAAAGATGTAACTGCTGTTATGTTCGACTGGCCTCGCCATTTACTTGAAGGTGATACCGACGAATCCCGTTTATTCAGAGAAACACCAGATGCATATTGGTCATCAAAGCAAGGTTATGATTTTACTCCACGTGAAGCATTACAGAAGATAGGAACAGAATGTGGTCGTGATGTATTTCATAAAGATTTTTGGATTCTTGCACTAGAGAAACAAATAGACAAGAATAAAAATTATGTCATTACCGATGTTCGTTTTCCAAATGAAATAGAATGGATACAAAAAGAAGAAGGTTTTGTTATTGAAATTCAAAGAGGTGACAATCCTTTTTGGTATGACAAATTGACTGATACTTTGTTTGATAAAAGTAAAACCGAGTATATGTCTACATTTGATGTACACTATTCTGAATGGGCATGGGTAGGAGAAGAAATTGATGCTATAATCCTAAACAATGGAACTGTGGAAGATTTAAAAAATAATATTGTTGTAGTATTGACAAATTATCTAGGTAAGTCTATAATGAATGAATTATTACATAATGGAGAACAAGATGAAATTATCTAATGATACCATTGATGTGTTGAAGAACTTTTCAAGCATCAATTCTGGTATATTCTTTAAACAAGGTACTAAACTCGCAACAGTATCTTCAAACAAAAACATTCTTGCTGAAGCAGGAATTAAAGATGAAATCCCATCTGACTTTGCAATCTATGACTTAAACAATTTACTTCAATTGTTGAGTTTGGAGAAAGATTGTCCTGATTTGGAATTCGATGACAAAAATGTCATTATCAAAACATTGAATGGTCGTAGTAAAATTAAATATCGTTTTGCCGCAAAAGAAATGATTGTTACTCCACCAGAAAAAAGATTGACATTACCTACGGTTGATGTTCAGTTTACTCTGAGTGAAGGTGACTTTGGTTGGATCATGAAAACTGCATCTATTCTTTCCGCACCACATATCATGATTGAAAACTCTGGTACTGGAATCAAATTGACTGCATGTGATGCAAAAGATGATTCTAAAAGCACAAACTCAATCGGTGTTGGTGACGATGATGGTAAAAAATACAAGTTTACTTTTTCTACAGAGAATCTTAAAATGGTTCCTGGATCATATGATGTTGAAGTCTGTGCTAAAGGTCTAGCACATTTTAAAAACAAGGCAAAAGACATTCAGTATTGGATTGCACTTGAACCTAAATTCTCAAAATTTGAAGGATAATTATGTTACTATATTTCACTGATGCAAACACACAACGTTCAGTTGCAGTTAATCCTGCTTTTGTTGCAGTTGTTTATGAAACAAAATTGAATGAAGAATCCGAAACGTTGATTACTGTTATCAACACCACAACGGGTAATATTCCTGTAGATTTGCCTATGATTGAAGTTGTTGGTAAGTTGAACGGAGAATTAAAATGACAACTGTCCAAACCTTGTTTGGAACGTTCGATGAGAATCAATTAAAAACACTTGCAGGTGCCATCGATGAGATGGTACTTGTAATGCATAGAATGGATTCAGAAAAAGAATCAATGAAAGATATCATCGATGCCACTTATGATAACTTGAAATTACCTAAGAAGATTATTCGTAAAATGGCGAAAGTCAAATACAAACAATCTTTTCAAAGTGAAGTTGCAGAACATAAAGAATTTGAAGCATTATTTGAAGGTATTAGTGAAGTAAAATCTTGATAGTTTGATGTGCGTGATGTATAATTATGTTTTTATTATGGAGAATGTGAATGAACCAAGAATTTTTGTGGGTGGAGAAGTATCGCCCAAATAAAATTGAAGATTGTATTCTTCCGGATGCAATCAAAAAATCATTTCTTGAGTATGTCAAACAAGGTGAAATTCCAAATCTTCTTCTCGCAGGCACAGCAGGCGTAGGTAAAACTACAATTGCCCGTGCCTTGTGTGAAGAAATTGGTTGTGACTATATCATCATTAACGGTTCTGATGAATCTGGAATTGATGTATTAAGAAACAAAATCAAAAACTATGCTTCCTCCATGAGTTTAACGGGCGGAAGAAAGGTTATTATTTTAGATGAAGCAGACTATCTAAATCCCAATTCAACGCAACCAGCACTGCGTGGAGCAATCGAGGAGTTCTCTTCCAACTGTTCTTTCATCTTTACTTGTAACTATAAGAATCGAATCATCGAACCATTGCACTCTAGATGTGCTGTCGTTGAATTCAAAATTCAAAATGGTCAAAAAGCAAAGATGGCATCACAGTTCTTCAAACGTGTCGAATGGATCCTTGCACAGGAAAACATTCAATACAGTAAAGAAGTTGTTGCTGCCGTTATCACAAAACACTTTCCAGATAATCGTAGGATTCTAAATGAGTTGCAACGATATGCTGCATCAGGTGTAATTGATGAAGGTATTCTTGGATCGGTTGCTGATATTCAAATTTCAGGTCTAATCAAAGCAGTAAAAGAAAAAGACTTTGGTTCAACACGCAAATGGGTTGCACTCAACTTAGATAATGATCCTGTACGAATCTATCGTAAGATTTATGATGCACTCTATGAGTTTCTAAAGCCTAACTCTATTCCTCAAGCAGTATTAATTCTTGCAAAATATCAATATCAAGCAGCATTCTGTGCTGATCAAGAAATCAATCTTGTTGCATGTCTGACTGAATTCATGATAGAATGCGAGTTTCTATGAATCCGATTATTATAGGTATTATAGATTGGATTAAAGATGATTGGAAATCAAATTCATTTCGTTTCTGTGTAGAGTTATTTGTTTGGTTATTGAGCATTACATGTTCACTAGTGGTGGCAATAACTGTTCCTACTCCACCTTTTTTCATATTGTATCCTATTTGGATTACTGGATGTGCCTTATATACATGGGTGGCATATAGTAGAAAATCTTTTGGTATGTTAGCAAATTATCTTTTGTTGACTAGTATTGATCTTTTAGGATTTGTGAGGTTACTCAATGCCTGATCTATTCAAAGAGATTATTCCATCAATCTTACAAACCAAAAAAAGTGTCATTAACGATGAAATAGATGAAAAAGACTACGCTCCTTTCATAGTTAATCGTGCATTGTCTTACCATATGGATTGCATTCTTTATGCAAATCAAATGAATATGTCCCATAATGTTGATAAAAAACTACAATATTCGTATCTTCTAAATAGTGTCAGACCCATGAAAAGAAAGTTTCAATCTTGGATTAAACCTGAAAAAGAGACAGAATTAGAATATATCAAGAAATATTATGGTTATTCAAATCAAAAAGCCAAAGAGGCTTTGCGTATTCTAAATCATGAACAAATTTCTGCTATAAAAGAAAAACTACAAATAGGCGGAGTGAAATAAATGATAAAAATAGAAAATATGGTAGAAGTAACTTTGAATGAAAAAGATGATTTTCTCAAAGTTCGTGAGACCCTAACACGTATTGGTGTTGCATCAAAAAAAGATAAAATACTCTTTCAATCTTGCCATATACTGCACAAGCAAGGTAAGTATTATATTACTCATTTTAAAGAGTTATTTGCACTTGATGGAAAACCAACAGACATTACAGAAAACGATATTGCTCGTAGGAACACAATTGCCAATTTACTAGAAGATTGGGAATTGATTACTATTCTTGATCCAGAAAAAACAAAAGAACCAGAAGTTTCTTTGTCTCAGATTAAAATCATTGCTTTCAAAGAAAAGAATGATTGGCAATTAACTCCCAAGTATAATATTGGCAAAAAACCACAAAGAGATTAAATTCTCGTATAAATACTATTATTCTCAACGGGATGGGAAGACTTCACCTTAGGACCGCTATGGTACGAAGCGTTATTAAATCGGACACAACGATATGGTGTCACTGGAATCCGTAACCAGTTTTTACATGCTATGCCTTCGGGGTAGCAAAATTATTAACTTGCTTATTTAAGGAGTCAATTATGACAAAGCAAATCACCTCCACATTTAACCCATTTTTTGACATGAAGCGTCTTGATCCATTTTCAATTGGATTCGATAAGATGTTTGAACAACTGGTTTTAGAAACCTCAAAAACAGTTCCAACATATCCACCATATAATATCAAAAAAGTAAAAGATAACAAATATGTCATCGAGATGGCAGTTGCTGGTTTTTCACAATCTGATATTGAAGTTACTGTTGAAGGTAACACATTAGTTGTTCAAGGTAATGTTAATGATAATGATCCAAAAGATGGCACAATGTTATATCAAGGTATCGCAAACCGTGCATTCAAACGTACATGGACACTTGCAGATAAAGTAGAAATTCAAAATGCCGAGATGGTAAATGGTATGTTGAAAATCTGGTTGGAAAACTTGATTAAAACACAAGAAACTATCAAAAAGATAAAAGTTAATTAACTTTGGCAAACATGGTGGGTTGATCTTGACCCACCATTCTTTCTGTGATATACTGTTTACATCATGAAAAAACATTCAATAAAACCTACAGTCCAAACGGTTCGGAACAGACTGAACCCTGAGGATATCTATTACACTTGGAACAATTGGGAACCAAGGAGTATCGACGGCGTATTATTTTTGCCCGTAGTCAAAAAATATCCATCTAATCAAACACAACAAATACATTATGTCAAAAAAGACAACATGGAATTTATAAAATGAAAATTGCTGTTTGTAGTGATCTGCATTTGGAATTTGGTACTGTCAATCTCGAAAATACAGAGAATGCGGATGTCCTGATTCTTGGTGGTGATATTTGTGTTGCCGCAGATTTGAATATGAAAGATGAATATGCAATTGACTCAAGTTCTAATCGCTCTGAAAGACTTCATGAATTCTTTGATAGATGTTGTGGAAGATTTTCCCACGTTATTTACACCACCGGAAATCATGAACACTATCACGGTAATTTTAGCAATACTTATCGAGTTCTCCTTGATAGGCTTGGCTATCTACGGAATCTACATATCCTAGATAAGGAAACATTTGTATTGGATGATATTACATTCATTGTTGGTACATTATGGACTGATATGAATAAAGAAGATCCTATCACCCTAATGCAAATGCCAAAAGTGATGAATGATTTTCGTTATGTAAAAAATGGTGAAGTAACATTTACACCAAGAGATGCCGTTGCTGACCATAAAAAAATGCTAGACTGCATCAAGACTACAATCGAAGGTCGAGTTGATGAGAAATTTGTTGTAGTTGGTCATCATGCACCAAGTAGAATGTCTACGCATTCTGTGTATGCAAAAGAAGTAATTATGAATGGTGGTTATAGTTCTGATTTGAATGATTTGATCTTATCTAATCCACAAATAAAATTATGGACTCATGGCCATACTCACCATGAATTTGATTACATGATTGGTGATTGTCGTGTGGTATGTAATCCTCGTGGTTACAAGAATTATGAAGATCGTGCTGATAATTTTGAATTGAAATTTGTAGAGGTTTGATATGGAAAAAAAATTATACTTAGTTGAAACCGTTTCAATGTTTCGTATGCGATATGTTGTTGAAGCAAAAGAAGCAGAACATGCTACTGATGAAGTAGTAATGCGTACCGATCAAATAACAGAATTCTCACAACATCATGTTGATGAGAACATTCTCTCGGTTCGTGAATTGAGTAGATTGGATTATCTTGATCTATTTGATAAAGACAATGACTATTTGTCATCATGGGATGAAGAAGCAAAAATGAATTTTATTAATAAGATTGATTATGATAACTGATAAAAATGAAGAAGCATTAAGAATTCTTCAAGAAGAATGCGCTGAAGTGATTCAAGCAATTAGTAAAATATTTAGGTTTGGTGCAGACATGAGTTACCCAACAAATGATTCACCAACCAATAGAAATAAACTTGAAGAAGAAATTGGTGATTTGCTTGCAATGGTAGAAATTCTAGTTGCAGCAAAATACTTAGATGAAACTCATCTTAGCGAAGCATCAAAAAATAAAAAATTGAAACTATTAAAATGGTCATCCATTTATGAAAACTAAATTTGTTAATGCATATATGAAAGTTGCGGAAACGTTTGCAGAACTTTCATCAGCAAGACGCCTTCATGTTGGTGCGGTTATTGTAAAAGATGACCGCATCATTTCTATTGGATATAATGGTACACCAACTGGTTGGGATAACAATTGCGAAGATGAATTTCTATCTGAAGATGGTAGTTTCATGTTGAAAACTAAACCAGAAACCCTTCATGCAGAAACCAATGCAATTGCTAAGTTAGCAAAATCTACAGAATCTGGTGATGGTGCTACTCTTTTTGTTACTCATGCACCATGTTTAGATTGTGGTAAACTTGTATATCAAAGTGGAATTCGTACAGTATTTTATCGTAATGAATATCGTGATACTAGAGGAATTGAGTTTCTAAAAAAAGCAGGCGTTACAATAGAAAAAATAAATACTTAACTGGATAATGCATATTTGAAATCGGAGTGATTTTAAGGAAACCAAGATGCGTATACAGGTATTTAATTGTCCTGATAAAGAGTTCAAACCTTACATTATTGATGCTGTTGAATTTTATAGTCAGTCTTTATTTTCTAATAAGATGTTAGAATCAGACTTGAATATTAAAATCAAATTTAATAGTAAATTGACTGTTTATGGTTACGCATCAATTATTGGATACAACAAATCGAAGAAAGCCAGAAAATTTTTAATCGAACTGCATCCAGGTATTGGTTCTAGAAGAATACTGGAAACATTGGCACATGAGATGGTTCATGTAAAGCAGTTTGCATACAATGAGACTAATGAAAAATTAAGCAGATGGAAAGGCACAAAAATCAATCCTGAGCAGGTAGATTACTTTGACCATCCTTGGGAAATAGAAGCATACGGTAAAGAAGTTGGATTGTTTACCAAATATGCCATACATAATCAATTGTGGCATGTGTTTAGTGATATCAGAAATCCAGATGATCCGATAGAAATTGGCAAGATTAATTGGAAAATGTGATAAATTTATTAACTTTTTGTTGTTTTTTTACAACAAAACCCTTGACTTTATAAAAAAAATACTATATAATAGCAGAATATTAAATTTTAACTGAAAGAAAAAAATGTTGTCCTTACATAAACCCACAACCAGTCAACCAGGATATCGCACAATTAATTGCGGCGAAGCGTCATGGTTTGCCTTCGGGGTTCGTGTATAGATAGTAAAAGTTAAACTCTAAACACAAGACCCCTAATCAAAAGTTAGGGGTTTTTTGTTTGTAGTTTTGGAAGTGTGCCAGAGTCCGGTTTATTGGAACAGTCTTGAAAACTGTCGTATCGAAAGGTACCGTGAGTTCGAATCTCACCGCTTCCGCCAGATTAACTGGAACATTGGCCGAGTTGGTCTAAGGCACTTTCCTGCTAAGAAAGCATCGGGTCAAAAACCTGATCGTTGGTTCGAATCCAACATGTTCCGCCAAAGTTTCATGTACAGGTGGTCTGAGTGGTTAGGCGGCAGGTTGCAACCCTGTCCTATGCAGGTTCGATTCCTGTCCTGTACTCCAGTTGCAAAAATAGTAACATGTTGTATAAAAACAACAGCGCTTGACAAAACGATTAATTGGTAGTATAATTGTTTCTGTTGAGTTGATAAACAAACGGAAATAAACGATCCGTCTCCCTAGTGGAGTTTAGCAAGGGTTTGGTGTGGTAATGACTTCGGCACCATGTAACAGTCAGTTCCTTGTTAGTTTTCGATCAGATGGTAGGTAACTACCCAATGGTTGTAGGTGACGATGGGCTTTATAGGAACCTTCAAGAGTTTATGCACCGTTCGTCTATCGGTTAGGACACTGCCCTTTCACGGCGGTAAGAGGAGTTCGATTCTCCTACGGTGTACCATATTGAAACACATTACTAAGAGTCCAGGTTCAGAGCGTGGCATAGTGTGTTTCACTATGTTAGACTTGAGTTGTGGCAAGTATAGTCCACAAACAGGAGTGTAACCTGATGAATACAGAACATAAGTATTCAACGTGATGAGCCATTTTTGACCGTGGGATTTAGGCAAGAAACACATAATAAAACGGCAGACGTAAAACACGACTACAATCGTCTAGGTAGTCAATTTTTTAACTGATAATGGAGATACACATGAGTAAAGTTTACTTGGGTCGTTTCAATCAGTATAAAGTCGGTACTAGAACTGCTACTGGCATGAAAGAAGCAAAGTTCTATCAACGTGGTTATAAATTACTTAGTGGTAAAGAATACAAGATCAAAAAATTAAATAAGATTGTGCAAGTATGGCACGATATCGATGAAGGTTTTATTGTAGTATAAAGTCTATTGCCTTGTAGCTCAGTCGGTAGAGCAGGTGACTGTTAATCACCCTGTCGTTGGTTCGATCCCAACCTCTGGAGCCACTTTTAAGTTTACAGTGTACTAGTTTTAAGTTTACAATTCTCGGTGTGGTGTAATTGGCAGCACCACGGTCTCCAAAACCGTTAGTTGCGGTTCAAATCCGTACACCGAGGCCAAGTTTATTGCGGGATTAGTTTAATGGTAAAACTAGAGATTTCCAATCTTTCGTCATCAGTTCGATTCTGATATCCCGCTCCATCAATTTAAGGAATGTTATGCGACCATTGAATGATAATATTATAGTTGAACGAATTGAAAAAGAGAATGTTACTAGTTCTGGTATTCTTTTGAAATCTAGTGATGAAGCAGACAAAGCAAAAGTTACTGCTATTGGATCTGATGTTGTTGATGTCAATATTGATGATATTCTATTGATCAATTGGAACAAAGCAAGAAAAATCTCTGACAACATCTATCAAGTAAACATTGAAGATGTTATTGGTGTATTTGAATAGATACTGTAAGGTCTAGTAAATCTGCCCGTAGTTAAATGGATATAACACTAGCCTTCTAAGCTTGCGTTCCAGGTTCGATTCCTGGCGGGCGGACCAAATATTAAAGTGCATAAATATATACTTTAAAGGACAGTCATAATGAACTACTTAAAAGCAGTATTTTTGGCTGTACTATGCACATTCTATGCAGTATCCTACGCCGCAGCACCTATTCCTTTCGATTTTGAAAAACCAGTAAAGTGCGCCAAGACGGTGGAATTACTTGAGTATTTTGAAAGTGAATATGGTGAAACAGTAAAGTGGTTAGCAAAAGATGGATCGTCAGATTCATATTTCGCAGTTTTGATGAATGATAACAAACTCACATGGACTATCATGCAGTTTGACACCGAAGTTGCTTGTGTACTAGGTACTGGAAAACAAGTAAAATTAACTCATCTATAAATCAATCGCAGGATAGCGCAGCGGTAGAGCACCGGACTCATAATCCGGAGGTCGAAGGTTCGATTCCTTCTCCTGCAACCATCACATTCTCACCAAAAAATACTTGCAACCTGCAATGGGTTGTGTTATAATTATTGAACTTGAGATTATTTAGGAGACATCATGATTTTGATATTTAAATTGACAACCGGAGAAGAAGTTCTCGGTGAAATGGTTAATGCCACATTGGGTGATTTTTATTATTCGATTAAAAATCCAGTCGCCGTTGCAGTTGTTCGTGGTAAAGATGGACAACCTAATGTAGGATTTGCTCCATTCCCAATACACTCAGAACAGAAAAAAGATTTCACTATTGACATTCCTAGAGAGCATGTAGTATACTCATATACTCCTGCTGAAGATTTTATTAATAATTACAATCAAATCTTTGGTTCTGGTATCGTGCTTCCATCTAAACAACTGATAACTGGTTAATGTCAAACTTCTATACGAATGTTCAAACTTCAGGTAACTATATTCTATATCGTGGTATTCTTGACGGTAAACGTGTCAAACAACGTATAGAATATTTTCCTACATTATATGTGCCTTCTAAGAAGGTCACAAAATTCACTTCTCTGCAAGGTGAATATCTTGATGAAATCAAGCCTGGTGGTCTAAGAGACGCAAGAGAGTTTATTAAAAGTTACGAACACGTTGATAATTTTCGTATCTTTGGAAACACCAGACATGAGTATTCTTTCATCGCTGATCAACACACTACCGATGTTGATTGGGATCAATCACTAATTCTAACAGCAATCATTGATATCGAGGTTGGATCAGAAAATGGATTCCCGCATCCAGAAACTGCATCTGAACCAATTACTGCAATCTGTCTCAAATACGTTGGTGGTATAACTTATGTTTTTGGTTGTGGTGATTACAAAGTACAAGGTAAAGAAATCTATGTACAATGTAGAGATGAAGCAACACTCATCAAACGGTTTATAAAAGTATGGACAGAAAACTATCCAGATATCATCAGTGGTTGGAACATTAAGTTCTTTGACTTTCCATATATCATTAATCGGATTCGTAAAGTTCTAGGTGAAGATGATGCAAAAAAACTTTCACCATGGAACTATATTGGCACACGCAAAGCAATTCTGATGGGTAAAGAACACACCGTTTATGATATGAATGGTGTTGCAATGTTAGACTACATCGAACTATATCGTAAATATGCTCCTGGTGGTGCATCACAAGATTCATACAAGTTGGATAATATTGCATCTGTAGAGATTGGTCAGAATAAAATTTCTTATGATGAATATGATTCATTGTATGACTTGTACAAACTAAACTATCAAAAGTTTATTGAGTACAACATCAAAGACGTTGAGTTGATTGAGAAGTTGGATGATAAACTGAAATTGTTTGAGTTGGCACTAACTCTTGCCTATGATAGTAAAACTAATTTTGATGATGTGTTTGCACAAGTTCGTATGTGGGACGTTTTGATTTACAATCACTTGCGTGAGCGTGACATTATTATTCCACCATCAGGTAACAATCGTAAAGACGAAGCATATGAAGGTGCATATGTCAAAGACCCACAAGTTGGAATGCACAAGTGGGTAGCATCGTTTGACTTGAATAGTCTGTACCCACATTTGATTATGCAGTACAATATAAGTCCTGAGACTTTAATTGAACCAGAAAACTACACAGACACACACAGAGACATTTTGGCACAAGGTGTTGATGTAGATGCATTGTTGAAAAACAAAGTTGATCTAAGTCAATTATCTGCATCTACCATCACACCTAATGGTCAATTCTTCAGAACAGACATTCAAGGTTTTCTTCCTGCAATGATGGAGAAGATGTATGAAGATCGAAAAGTCTACAAGAAGAAATCAATCGATGCAAAGAAAGCACTTGAGTTGGAATCAGATCCAACTAAACGATATGAAATTGAAAAGCGTGTTGCTCGGTATAATAACTTGCAACTTGCAAAAAAAGTTTGTTTGAACTCTGCTTATGGTGCTCTTGGTAATCAATTCTTCAGATTCTTTGATGTACGACAAGCAGCAGGTATTACATTATCTGGTCAGTTATCTATCCGTTGGATTGAAAACAAGTTAAATGACTACATGAATAAACTGTTAGGTACAAATGACGATTATGTCATTGCATCTGATACCGATTCGATCTACTTGAAACTTGGTCCACTCATTGATAAATTTGTAAAAAATAAAGATGCAAAACAAACAGTCGAAGTGATGGATAGAATTTGTGAAGAAAAGATTCAACCATTTATCGATAAGTCATATGAAGAACTAGCATCGTATGTTCATGCATCTTCTCAGAAGATGCAAATGAAACGTGAAGCACTTGCAGACAAAGGTATCTGGACTGCAAAGAAACGTTATATTCTCAATGTCTATAACAACGAAGGTGTGCAATATGCAACACCACAAAAGAAAGTCATGGGTCTTGAAATGGTGAAGTCATCAACACCCGCAGCAATTCGTGAGAAGATGGGTCAATCGATTGATATTATGATGAATGGAACTGAAGATGAATTACATGAATTCATCGATAAATTCCGTGATGAGTTTAGATCGTTACCACCTGAAGAAATTTCTTTCCCACGTGGAGTAAATGGCATAACGCAATATAGTGACAAGTCTGCATTATATAAGAAAGGCACACCAATGCATGTTAAGGGTGCAATACTATATAATCACTATCTGAAAGAAAAAGGATTAACAAAGAAGTATCCAGAAATTAATGAAGGTGAGAAAATCAAGTTCGCCTATCTAAAGCAGCCAAATCCATTTCAATCAGAAACCGTAATTGGTTTCCCTGTCAGACTTCCAAAAGAATTTGAATTGGAAGATTATATTGATTATGAAACACAATTTGAGAAAGCATTCATTGATCCAATTACTGTTGTTTTAAACTGTATGGGTTGGAGTGCAGAACGTAAGAATTCAATATTCGATTTATTCTAATGATATACTTAACATTCCTTTCGGCATTCTTGTTATCAAGCATTGCTGCATATTATTCTGTAATTGGATTAGCATCAATATTTGTTGGTGCTTTTTGGCCTGTTGTTGTCATGGGTTCTAGTTTAGAATTTGCTAAAGTTATTACGACCTCATGGTTATATCGAAACTGGAAAACTATACCAATTTTACTAAAAACATATTTGACGCTTGCCGTTGTAGTATTGATGTTTATCACCTCGATGGGTATTTTTGGTTACCTATCAAAATCTCATTTAGAGCAATCGACTATGATTGGTCCTATTGCAGATAAAGTAATGCTATATGATGAGAAGATTAGAACAGTGAAGGAGAATATAGATGCAAACAAGTTGGCACTTAAACAGCTTGATGCGGCTGTGGATCAAGTCATGGTACGAACAGAAGATGCGAAAGGAGCAGAGCGGTCGGTTCAAATCCGCAAAACCCAACAGAAAGAGCGCATACAACTTACTGATGAAATTGCGAGGCAACAAAAAGAAATTACCAAACTCACGGATGAAAAGGCGCCACTTGCGAATGAGCTCCGCAAGGCTGAATCGGATTTCGGCCCGATTAAATATGTTGCCGAATTAATCTATGGTAGTTCAGATAGAGATATTATTGATAAAGCAGTTCGTGTGGTAATTATTTTGATTATGCTTGTGTTTGATCCTCTTGCCGTGTTATTATTGATAGCAGGAAATATGTCATTGAAGGAACAAAAATCTGAGAAACCGTCATCTGTACCAAAGAAAACAGAAGTCAATTTAGATATACCGGTATTTGTTCCAAAAGAAAAAGCAAAAGAAACTGATGAAGTCTCAACAAAAATTGAAGTGGAAAAAGAAAATCTCATAATGATAGATGAAGCGTCAGGAGAAACAATTCCTCCTATAACTAAATCAAAGTATGATGATGATGCATTATCATTTCGTGAGAAACCTCATCTTGATGGTGGTAAATTTTAAAGGAAAACTATGAGCGTACTTGACAAAATCAAAAAGAACAGTAGCATCAAAGAGTCTGCTGTTCTATCAAAATCTAAATTCTTCTTAGAAAAAGATTTTATTCCTACTGCAATTCCAGCAATAAATATTGCATTGAGTGGAAGAATAGATGGTGGCCTAACGCCTGGTCTTACCATGTGGGCAGGTCCATCAAAACATTTTAAAACTGCCTTCAGTCTACTGATGGCAAAATCTTATTTGGACAAATACAAAGATGCTGCTCTATTATTTTACGATAGCGAGTTTGGGACTCCTCAATCTTATTTCGATTCATTCGGTATTGATACCGATCGTGTGCTCCATACCCCTCTTACTGATATCGAACAGTTGAAATTTGATATCATGCAACAAATCACCAGTTTAGATAGAGATGATAAAATTATAATTGTTATTGATTCTATTGGTAACTTAGCATCGAAGAAAGAAGTTGATGATGCACTTGAAGGTAAATCTGTTGCTGATATGAGCCGTGCAAAACAAGTAAAATCATTGTTCAGAATGGTCACACCTCATTTGACAATGAAAGATATTCCAATGATTGTTGTCAATCATACCTATAAAGAAATTGGTTTATATCCTAAAGATATCGTTGGTGGTGGTACAGGTTCGTACTATTCCGCAGATAACATTTTTATTCTTGGTCGTCAACAAGAAAAAGAAGGAACAGAAGTTGTTGGATATAATTTTATAATTAATGTAGAAAAAAGTCGATATGTTAAAGAGAAATCTAAAATCCCTATCACTGTATCTTTTGATGGTGGTATTAGTAAGTGGTCTGGTCTCCTTGATATTGCTCTTGAGTCCAAACATGTTGTTAAACCATCCAATGGTTGGTATTCACGGGTAGATGTTGAAACAGGTGAAATTGAAGATAAGAAATTTAGAATTAAAGATACCGACACAAAAGAATTCTGGTTACCTATCTTAGAAAAAAAATCATTCAAAGATTATGTTGAAAGTAGATATAGTATTGCAAATGGAAATATTATGCAAGAAGATATAGATGACGCATTTTCTGTAGAAACTATGAATGGAGCATAAAATGATCGAAGGTATTGATTATTGTTTTATTTACCCAAAAGGAAATGAAACCGATGTACATATCAAATTACTAAAAGGACAATATACCGACACCACTTTTAAATACGGTAAAGTAAAATTTAAAGAAGAAAGTGATGGTGTTCATTTACTTTTTGCTTACGATGTGTTAGAATCTACAGTTGATAAACCAAAAAAATTAGAGAAGGATAAGGCCTTCAAAAATTATCTTGGTGATTTTCTTGTAGAACTCATGTCGGGAAACTTAGAACAGGATATTATTGATGAATCTGGAAACGACGATACTGAAAAATTTGATTTACAATGAAGAATATTTAAGAAAAGTTTTACCATTTCTAAAGTCTGAATACTTCACTAATCGAATTGAGAAATTAATTTATAATGAGATTTCATCATTCGCAACAAATTACAATACTTCACCAACGACTGAATCACTCGGTATTGCCATCAGAGAAAAGAACAATATCTCGGCTGAAGAAGTTGAGAAGTGCGAAACTTATATCAAAGAAATTGAGGCATCTAAGGAAACGCAGACCAAGATGGAATGGCTTATTGATAAGTCAGAGTTGTTCTGCCAAGAGAAAGCAATTTACAATGCTGTATTGGGGTCTATTTCTATTCTCGATGGAAAAGACAAAACTCACGAGAAAGGTGCGATTCCCAAGATACTATCGGATGCCTTAGCAGTAAGTTTTGACAACTCAATTGGCCATGATTATCTAGATGACTCAGATAGTCGATTTGAATTCTATCATCGTGTTGAACAACGCATTCCTTTTGATCTAGACTATTTCAACAAGATAACTAAAGGTGGTCTACCTAAGAAAACACTAAACATTGCACTTGCGGGTACTGGTGTAGGTAAGTCCTTGTTTATGTGCCATGTTGCTGCTGGTTGTATGACACAAGGTAAAAATGTGTTATATATAACATTAGAGATGGCAGAAGAAAAGATTGCAGAACGTATTGATGCCAATCTATTGAATGTTACAGTTGATGAATTATCTGAGTTGCCAAAAGACTTATATGATAAAAAAGTAAATAAAGTAAAACAGATGACTACGGGTAAACTTATTATCAAAGAATACCCAACTGCATCTGCTTCTTCAATTCACTTCAGGACACTATTAAATGAATTACATCTCAAACGTAATTTCGTACCTGACATTATCTTTATTGACTATCTCAATATTTGTTGCTCAGCTCGTATTAAGGCTGGCGCAAATGTTAATTCCTATACCTACGTTAAAGCAATCGCTGAAGAACTCAGAGGATTGGCTGTGGAATTTGGTGTTCCTATTGTTTCTGCTACTCAAACCACAAGGAGCGGTTTCACAAGCAGCGACCCCGGCCTCGAGGACACAAGTGAATCGTTTGGACTCCCAGCAACTGCCGATCTCATGTTCGCTCTTATCTCATCTGAGGAACTCGAAGCACTTGGTCAAATAATGGTGAAACAATTAAAGAATCGATATTCTGACCCGACATTACATAAAAGATTTGTTCTAGGTATTGACAGATCAAAGATGAGACTGTATGATGTTGAACAACAAGCACAAAATGGTATTGTCGATTCAGGTAAACCACAAGTTGATAATAAATTCAAAAAGAAATCATTTGACGATATTAAAGTATGATTAATGAAGAAATAATTGAGTATTTTTCTAAGAATTGTGATGACAGAGGAATACCCGAAGTATCATTTGATGGTTGGCAAAATCTAATTACCACTTATCGAAAAGATGATATCAGAGAATCACTTGCTGAGTATGTTCATAGAAACAATATACCTTTCCCAATAAAGAGAATACACAAAGATAATTTTGGTAATCTTTTTATTCGTTTTTGTATGAAGTCGCATTTACCTTTATATAAAGAGTTTGATGACGTACAAGAAAGGTACGATTACAAATACAAGTATAGTGATAAACCTTTGGGTGTAATTGATAAGACACATGCATTCAATGATGTCAGTGATTATTTTCAACAAGAAAACAGAATGAAGTGTGGTAGTAATGCCTCATTGGCACCAATGGAAATTTGGAACGATAAAGGTAATCTTTCCAGAATGAATTGGATCTTCTGGCGTAATGGTGTTATGGAAGACTCTGGTGTAAATGAGAAAACGTTCCGTTCATCATTTCGACTAGGAACATACACAGCAACACAGTTTAAACCGTCTGTAGCAAAGGCAATCTATGAGAAACATGAAGCAGTCAATGTGCTAGACACCTCCTGCGGATGGGGTGACAGACTTGCCGGTTTCTATGCAACACCATCTACAAAACTATATGTTGGTTGTGATCCAAATCCTGAAGTGTTTGAGGTATATAAGAAACAATGTGTTGCCTATGAAGAATTGCTAGGTGCAACACCAGTCTTGACTGAATCGGAAGATTACTTTGAGTGCATTGGTACAAAGACAGTTAAGATATGGAGAAAACCATGTGAGGATGTGAATTGGGATTTATACATTGATACGTTTGATTTATACTTCACCTCACCACCATACTTTGATACCGAGACATATGGAACAACAACAAACAAGACTGAAGATCAATCTTGGTCGAGATACAATTCATTTGATGCATGGAAATATAATTTCTTTTTCAAAGTCACCAATTTGGTTTGGAAAACTATAAAGAGTGATGGTTATATGATGATAAATATCATAGAACCTAGAAGTCGCCGTGGTGTAAGACTTAAACTATGTGACGATATGGTAGAGACATTTCAGTCATTCGAAGGTTCAAATTACATAGGTAAAATTGGTATGCGAATGGTTGCACGACCAAATACCCAAGAACTTAATAGTGTTTTTATTGAACCTGTTTGGGTGTTCAGAAAAAATAACAGTAGTTACATAGACGACGATAAACTTACCATAGAGGACTTTTTATAATGGCAGCATTATCCGCCGCAGATTTCTTCAAACAACCAACAGCAAATAGACCTGACCGTAAAATGATTATATTGGAAAAATATAAAAACGGAGAGGCATTTGAGATGGCCATTGGTCCTTCTCCGGTAGTATTTAAATATGAAAAATCTGTTTATGATAAAATTGCTGCTTTGATTCCTGGTGATAACAAAGGATACAACTCGATTGTATTGAAAGATAAAAATAATAAACAATACTATTTAAAAAATATATCTAAGAGTAAAGATTTAGGTGGTGGAGGCGGTTCTGGTGCAGGAGCAGAAAACACAAAGATGAATGAATCCTCGGTTTGTTTATGGTGTGCAGTATATACAAAATATGGTGTTGCTGATAAAAATGCAGTGGTAAAATATTATAAAGATGTTAAAGACATCTATAATGTAGACGAATCAGATGAGAACATGATATCACAAACTGATGATGCTTGGTTAAAACATTATGAACGTACTGCTAAATTTTTAGTTGATGGTCTTTTTAATCAAGGTAATTACATATTTCATCGTGGATCTGACCTTGTTGATATGATCAATAAAAAATTTTCTGAACTCAACAAGAAAATGGAAGTACCATTTGCAAATATTAATAAATGGTCGCCAGCTGATATATGGGCAGTGAAAAAAGGATTCAAGTTAGATATTTCTGAGTGTCAAACATTAGACTGTTTGAATCGTGATTTATTAAATGCATTAAAAGATAGAAATTTAGTAGGAATATCTTTAAAGAAAACTTTAAATGGCATTCATCAAACAAATTATAATGTTGGTGAAAAAAGACCGCCCATGACTTGGAATGGGTTTAGAGTTAAGGCCGATAAAAAAGATTCTAACATATTATCATCTAAAGATGTATACATTTATGGTAAAGGCGAAGATGAAATTGCAATGCAGCTACGCTCATTTGCAGATTTATCTGGTTGGCAAGGTGAACTGATTGGTGCTGTCGCAAAATATGGAAAGATAGCATATGGTCCAATCAATTTAATATTAAAAGATTTAGGTTTAGATCAATTACCAAATCAACAACATATAATCAGTCTAGCAAGAGTTAAAGATAAAAAAATGATTGATGATTTATATAACACATTCTCAAAGTATGATAGTCCAGGAATGACAAAAGAAGCATTCAGATCGGCGGTACAATCTAAAGATACTTCATCAGATAAATTATATTCAAAATACTTAGGTGTAACATTGATAGATATATTAATGTCTACAACAGAAAAGAATAGAAATGCATTTGTGCAAGGTGCTTTAGGATATGCACTTTCAAACACTAAAAATAGTGCTCCATTTATTAAGGTATCATAAATGACACTAGATGATATTCCAAATTCAATTCATAGTGGGTCTGTTGGTATCTCCAATGCTTTTGATTTGGTAGATAAGTATTCAAAAAAACCTGGACTACCTGAACCAAAAGCAAACAAACTTAAATTGTTACTTATTCAAACCAAAGATATCTACAACACTATACCTAGTGGATTTTTGAATAGACTATCAATGACAGGCAAACTAAAAGACTATGTAAAAGATTGGGATAGTAAACATCTAAAAGATGCATGGGTTGATCCTGAAAATTATGCAATGCAGCTGCGTACTCATGTTGAATATAAGTTGAATATGGATATCATTGCTGCAAAACAATCAGATACTAAATTGAATCGTCAAAAAGAAAAGAAATGGGTACTGGAATATTTTTATGCAAACCACAATTCTTTTATTCAACTATATAACCTGTATAATAATTTTTTAAAAATTAAGGATGTGATAAATGGCAATTGATTATAATTTTGATAAAGTGTTTGCAGAGTATCAGGATTTATCTGATGACTTTGGATTTTCTGCCGTAAGTGAAGATGAGTACAACAAAGTTGTTAATGAATCCGAACAGACTGTTGAAACATATAAAGATAAACTAAAAGAAGTAGAAAAGTTAGTTATTCCATTTCTACAGAAATTGTACCAAACTGCTGACAAAGAATACATTTACTGGCCAAATCGCAAACCTACCATAGAAAAACAAATAGAGAAAATCCTAAAACTAACTCGTTCCTAATATTATGACTCCTTTGATTACAGTAATAACACCTACGACAGGTGCACCCACCTTTAAGCAAACACTTGATTCTGTCAAATCACAAACATATAAAAACATACAACACCTAGTTGTTATTGATGGTGATTATCCTAAAGCAAAATTAACATTACAAGAATATCAAAATGTAGATGTTATTAAACTACCATACCCAACAGGTAAAGATCAATACAATGGCCATCGAATTTATGGTGCAATGACTTATATTGCCAAAGGTGATTTCATATGCTTTTTAGATGAAGATAATTGGTATGAAGAAAATCATATTGAATCATTAGTTGATGTTATATCAAAAGGAAATACTTGGGCATACTCACTACGCAAAATAGTCAGTCAAGAAGGCGAATACATATGTAACGATGATTGTGAATCGTTAGGTAAGTGGACTTCGGTAATCAACGATATGTTTGTTGATGTGAACTGTTTTATGATACCAAAACTATCAGCATTGCAGTTTTCACCATACTGGTATCGTAGAGCAAGGCATCCACAAGAACAACCAGAAGTAGATAGAATCTTGTCACCATTTATGATGCAAACTCAAGATAAATTTGACACGAACGGTCAATATAGTGTAAACTACAGAGTAGCAAGTAGAGCAGATTCGGTACAGGCAGAATTCTTTATAAGAGGCAATGAGCAAATGATGAAGAAATATAATGGAGAATTACCATGGCAAAAAAAGATTTAATTATTGGTGCATTTAAAAACTACTCATACAACACAATTAAACCTTGGGTAGAATCAATACGTGAATGTGGATTTGAAGGTGACAAAGTAATCGTATCTATTGGTTCTAGTGAATCAACAAATCAAAAACTAGCAGACGAAGGATTTCATGTATTATCTGGTGAATCACAATCAGGTTCAATGTTTCATATGGAACGATTCATTCACATCTATCAATTTCTAAAACAAAACGCACTAAATTATAGATATGTAATCACAACCGATGTTCGTGATGTTATCTTTCAAACGAATCCAATTCCTTATGTAGAGACCATTCTTGATCAAAATCCTCTCACAAAATTGATTGCTGTATCTGAAGGCATCAAGATCAAAGATGAATCATGGAACAGAGAAAACATAATCAAGTCTTTTGGTCCTTATTTCTATGATGATATAAAAGAATCAGAAGTTTTAAATGTAGGTACACTAGTAGGAACAGCAAATCACATTAGAGACTTGTGTGGTATTATTTTTCAGTTGTCGATGAATCGTGCCGATTGGGTTGCAGATCAGGCAGCATATAATATTCTGATGAATTGGATTCCATACAACATGATTACTCATATTTCAAAATTGAGTGAAGGTTTTGCATGTAATCTACATGTGACAAATAAACCAGATCAACTACAAGAATTTGGTCCGTATCTGTTAGAAGAACGTCCTATCTTTGAAGATGGTCTAGTTAAAGATGGAAAGAACAAACAACCATTTGCTATTGTTCATCAATACGATAGAGTTCCAGAAATGTTGGATTTCTACAAGAAGAAATACCAACAAGATGAGTATATCACCATCAATACCTGATAGTGTTATAAATACATAAACCAAAGAAGTATAAAAAACTAAATATGCGAGGTGTGAATTGAGTGATATTACCATTGTTACAGCATTCTTTGATATAGGTCGAGGTGATTGGACTCCAGACAAAGGTCTACCTCATTATCTCGAACGTTCCGTCGATACATATATTGACCGATTCTCTCATCTAGCACAACTTGATAATGAGATGGTTATCTTCACAACAGAAGATTTGATTCCAAAAATAAAACAGCACCGAGACAAACAAAAACAAAAAACAAGTTATGTTACCTATGATCCTAGAGTTCGTATGGTCGATGTTCGTGATAAAATTATCAAAGTTCAAAGTGATCCAGAATTTCAAAAGAAGGTACTAATAAGTCAAAGTAAAAATCCAGAGTATTGGAATCCAGACTACGTTCTAGTTACAAACCTGAAAGCATATTTTGTAAATGCATCAATCAAAAATGGAACAGGTTTAGTGTCCAATGATATGGTTGCATGGGTTGACTTTGGTTATTGTAGAGACTCTAGCAAAATACCATCAAGTAAAAAATGGGAATATGATTTTGATCCAAACAAAATTCATATGTTCAATTATAAACCATATGATGGTAAACCTATTGAAGATGTTGTTGCAGAAAATGATGTCTATATTCTTGGTGCGAAAGTTGTAGCACATAAAGATAAGTGGGCAGATATGGAACGATTGATGTGGACAAGTTTCAATGAGTTTCAAAAGAAAAACATTGTTGATGATGATCAGGGTCTATGGTTGAACTCATACATACTTGAACCAGATTTGTTTGAATTACATATGATTCCCGATCATCAAAAAGGTCACGACCCATTTGTTTTATTTAACAAATTCAACTCAACAGTACCACCCGAAGATGATTTAATTAGAATTAGCACACTATGAATAAATTAGTTATATTTGACCTTGATGGTGTATTGATTGATTCCCGTGAACTGCATTATGATGCACTCAACGATGCATTACGCAAAGTGGATGAAAAATACGTTATTTCCCGTGAAGAACATCTTTCCGTATTTGATGGTTTAAACACAACCAAGAAATTAGAATTGCTCAGTGAACGTAAAGGTTTACCTAGAGAATACTATAATCAAATATGGCAAGACAAACAGAAAGCAACGTTTCATTTGATTCCTGATGCACCAAAGAACGTATCTGCACAGTATATAATGCAGCAACTAAAAATGCGTGGATGGAAAGTTGCAGTTGCATCAAATAGTATTCGTGAAACAGTTAGAATTTCTTTACACTCAATGGGTGTTTTAAATTTGGTAGACTACATTGTCAGTAATGAAGATGTATTTTTTCCAAAACCATTTCCTGAGATGTATTGGAAATGTATGACTGCAATGAAAGCATTGCCTAAAGACACCATTATAATTGAAGATAGTCATATCGGTCGTGAAGGTGCAACAAACTCTGGTGCTCATTTATATCCAGTCAAAGATGCATATGAATTAAATGGTAATAAATTTCTTGATATGATTGATGAGTTTACGAAAGAAGAAACAAAGAAAAACATACCATGGAGAAATAAAAAAATGAATGTTGTTATTCCAATGGCTGGTGCTGGTAGTAGATTTGCTGCCGCAGGTTATACTTTCCCAAAACCTTTGATTGAAGTCAATGGTAAACCAATGATTCAAGTTGTTGTTGAGAATTTGAATGTTGATGCACATTTCATCTACCTTGTGCAAAAAGAACACTATGAGAAATACAATCTCAAGCAACTATTGAACTTAATTACTCCTGGTTGTGACATTGTACAGATTGATGGATTGACTGAAGGTGCAGCATGTACAACACTACTCGCAAAAGAGTTGATTAATAACGATGAACCATTGTTAATGGCAAACTCAGACCAGTTTGTTGAGTGGAATTCAAATGAATGTCTCTATGCATTTACTGCCGATAGTGTAGATGGTGGTATCGTAACGTTTGAGGCAACTCATCCTAAGTGGTCTTTTGCAAAACTAGGAGATGATGGTTTTGTATCTGAAGTTGCAGAAAAGAATCCAATTTCAAATATTGCTACCGTAGGTATCTATTATTGGAAACATGGTTCTGATTATGTAAAGTATGCTGAACAAATGATTGACAAAAACATTCGTACTAATAATGAATTCTATGTATGCCCAGTATTCAATGAAGCAATTGCAGACGGTAAGAAAATCCGTGCAAAGAATATTGCTAAGATGTGGGGCATAGGCACACCAGAAGATTTGAATTACTTCTTGGAGCACTATAAATGAACAAAGACTATTCTGATTATAATGTGCAAAAAGATATATTATTAGAATATTTGCAAGTAGTAATTATAAATCAAGATTGGCATACCCTAAAAAAATTATCTACTATTATAATAGATTTAGAAAAAAGTATCAATAATCAGGCTTGTTTTCTTGTACCAGTGCATCGAGATAAATTTGGGTATGCCACAGGATTAGTAGACAGTTATAATAAATTGTATGATCAAGATAATATCTATTTAATATTTGGTGATCAATTAGAAGAAACAGATTTCAAAAATTCCAATCCTACATTGAAATATAGAAGTCTGGTATATTCAGGTAAAGAAACTTCTGGTATTATAACAAGAAAAAAATTTGAAGGATTGATTCAAATATATGAAAGCACTGATTATATCAATGTTGCTGTTATAGACTGCGATAGTATTTTTACAAAAAAATTAAATTATGTTGAACTATTCGATTCATATTTGAAAAAAAATATATTGTATGGAAACATAACAAATACCTCTCAAAATATTGTTCAATCACCATATAAGTTTTTTGCGGGTGAAGATTACCACAAAATAAAAGATATTACAAGAGACGGTAAAATTTATTATTTTTTTACTGATATACCTGTTTATCATAAAAAACATTTTAATAATTTTATTAAACATATAAAATTTGACGAAGATGACACGGATAAATTTGCTTGGGCAGATTTTGATTGGATAATTTATACTTATTATTTGCTTATTAATGATATTATGAAATTAAAAGTTGTTCGTGATCTCAATGGTGAAGAGCTCGTATGTGATACGGCATGGGGTGAACATTGTAATACTATTGATAAGGATACTTGGATTAATTTATTAAAACAAACTAATCCAATGTGGCTTACAAAATTAATAGAAGAAGAACATATGGAAAATGTGTTTATTAAACTCCATATGGATAGACCCAATATGAATTAATTAGGATGATATAGAATGAAAACACTTATAGAAGTTGGCGCCAATACTGGTAGTGATACTCAAAAATTTATTAATGAAGAATATCAAGTTTATGCGTTTGAGCCTGTTCCTGATTTAATTAAAACTTTAACTTCTAAATTTAAAGATAGAGAAAATTTTAATTTGATTCCCATGGCAGTTGATTTGACAAACGGATTCAAATGGTTTAATATTGCAAATGATGTTGGGTGTTCATCATTATATAATTTTACAGAAGATATCTATAAATTATGGCAAGGTAGAAATGGTCATTTTGAATATAATGACAAATTCAAAGCCATGACAATACGATTAGATACATTCATGGATTTGTATAATATTGACTCGGTTGATTATCTATGGATTGATGCACAAGGTAATGACTTCAATGTATTAAAAAGTTTAGGTGATAAACTGAGTCATATCAAAGAAGGAAAGTGTGAAGGTTCATATTCAGTAGACTTATACCAAAATACAAATAACAATGTTGTTGATATTGCCAATTGGTTACAGGTACGTGGTTTTTCTTGTGACATTAAACCAGATGCAGTTGGTAAAGAAGCAGATGTACATTTCAAAAGGATTTGATTATGAGAGTTGCAGTAGTATTGACAGGGCATATGAGATGTTGGGATCAAGTTGCGCCAAACTTCCAAGAAAGAATATTAAAAAGATTTAATCCTGATGTATTCATTCATACATGGAAAGATCAAGCATATTGGGATCCTCATAGCAAAGCAGGATTCGTAGAAGGTACACCAGAAATTGATGCTCAAAGTGTTGCCAATGCATTCAATGCTAGAGTCATGAGTGTTGAGAACTTTGAAGATTTTAAAGATAATTTTCAAGAAAGAGCATCCGAGTATCCTAACTTCTATCATGTACCAAAAAATATCATATCCATGCTTTATAAGATGGGTCAAGGTATTTTGATGCTAGAAGATTATATGCTAAAGACTGGCAATACCTATGACCTAGTAATGCGATTGCGACCAGACATGATCTACAATCAAGAACTACCAGATTTTGATCCAACTAAATTCTATACGTTAAGTCATAGAAACCATACTGGTACTGGTACTGGAGACATGATGCAAATTGGCAATCCTTATTTTGTCACAAATTTCTGTAAGTTATTAAATTATTTACCATTTATTTACAAAGAGACTGACTTATTATGTCCTCATGTAATATCAGAACATTTCATTAGAAAACTAGGATTACCTTGGCAGGAGTTTCAGATAAGTAAAACAATTATGCATACTCCAAAAGGAGAATATAAACCAAAAGAGACATACCAATGATCTACATTGCCCACCGAGGTCTAATTGATGGACCTGATGAAGATTTAGAGAATACACCAGAGAACATTATGGAAACTCTAAACAAAGGATTCCATGCAGAAATTGATGTTAGATATATCAATGGGTCTTGGTATTTGGGTCATGATGATGCCCAATACAAGGTAACTGACAAATTCTTGTCTCACCCTAATCTTTGGATTCATTGTAAGAATTTAGACGCATTATTACACATTCCAACTATTAGTCCTTTGGTCAAATATTTCTGGCATCAAGAGGACGATTTCACTTTAACTTCAAATGGTTACATCTGGACCTATCCTGGAAAAGAACTAACCAATAGAAGCATTTGTGTTTTACCGGAAAGACAATTTCCTGGATTGTCTGACTTTCAAGCAGATTGCTATGGAGTTTGCAGCAAATATGTAAACTTGATGAAATAAAAATACTAAATAGTGATATCGACAACCGCAGAGTGTTGTTTTCCATATGTTGTTTTCCATAATAAAATCAATATGCTATCATTTAGAACGTTTTTAAGAGAACAGGAAGAAGAGCCTCGTCAAATTAAACATCTGACGCATGTAGAGGATCGTCCTTTGCAAAATGGCGCAAAAGGTGCAGAACATGCCATTTCTTCTTTGAGTGCAGCAGCACATCATATTAAGCAAGGAAAACAAAGTTCGGAGTTGACCACAAAGTATGATGGTTCTCCTGCTCTAGTCTATGGTCATCATCCAACGACTAAGAAATTTTTTGTTGCATCAAAGTCTGCATTCAATAAAACACCAAAGATTAACTATAGCAATTCTGATATTGAGAAGAATCATGGTCATGCTCCAGGATTGGCAAGTAAATTAAAAGACGCACTAAAACATTTACCTAAGATTGCACCTAAAAAAGGTGTCTATCAAGGCGATATGATGTTCTCGCATGATGATGTTAAGCACGATAAACACGGATCACACTTTCATCCCAATCCTTCTGGATTGACATATACAGCAACAGGTGAGAATGCCAAAAAAGTAAAAAAAGCAAAAATTGGTCTAGTAACTCATCTTCAATATCACGGTAAAGATCCTGCAAGTTTATCTGCCCATCATGAAGTAGATAGTGAAAACTTTAAACATCATCCAGATGTATTTACTGTCGATCCTAGACATGATACGTCAAAAGTTCATTTCTCTAAGGCTGCACAGTCACAATTTAATAAACATATTGCTGCTGCTAAGAAAATACATGACGAACATGGTGATGATATGTACCCTGCTACGAAAATGCATCATGGTGCGGGTGGACATTTAGAGACATATATAAATCATACTGTTAGAACTGGTGAGAAACCAAACCATGAAAATTTTAAGAAATTCATGGAAAAACAATACCAGAAAAAAATAGACAGCGTAAAGACTGACAAGAAAAAAGAAGAATATAAGACTGACTCGATTAAACATTTATTTCATATTGAGAAAAATAAATCTCATTATAATAATTTGTTCAAGATGCATGGTCATTTACAAGCAGCAAAGCATACATTGATTAATACACTAAACCATCATCAAGATTTTGAACATACACATCATGGCGAAGCAGCGAACCCAGAAGGTTACGTTTTTCATCATAATGGAGAATCAGATAAGTTAGTTAATAGATCCGAATTTAGCAGAAGAAACTTTGCAGGAATGCGTAACTTTTAAATGAAAAAATTTCTAGAAAAAATAGAAGAACAAACCAAAACACACAATCCTGTGGTGATGGCGTTTGGTCGCATGAATCCTCCAACTGTTGGACATGAGAAGTTAGTAAACAAGGTTAAAGAGATTGCTGCGGATTATCATGCACCACATCATGTGATTCTTTCACATTCGGTAAATGCCAAAAAAGATCCATTGGATACTAAGACTAAAGTTAAACACGCAAAGCGTTTCTTTCCAAATACGAACATAGAATCATCATCTAAAGAACATCCAACATTCTTACATCATGCTGCAAAATTGCATCAAGCAGGACACGACCATCTAATTATGGTTGCTGGTTCGGATCGTGTTGATGAGTATAAGAAAAAACTACATCAATATAATGGTACAGGTGAAGGTAAACTATACAACTTTAAAAAGATCGAAGTTAAATCAGCAGGACAACGTGATCCTGATTCTGAAGGCGTAGAAGGCATGTCTGCATCTAAGATGCGTGAACATGCAAAGAACAATGATCTGCATTCATTCAAACAAGGTGTGCCGCATCATGTACCAGAAAAGCATGTAAAAGAATTGATGAAAGATGTTCGTAAAGGCATGGGTATTCATGAGAATTACCAGCATGGAATGTATAAAGCATTATTCATTACTGGTGGTCCAGGTAGTGGTAAAGACACCGTAATTCGTGAAGCAGTTGCCGAAAAGGTAGTTGAAATCAATACCATTCAAGCATATGAATTTTTAATGGATAAACAAAAACTTGCAGAACAAACTAAAGATGAAAGACGCAATGCGATTAAAAAACGTTTGCCATTAATCATCAATGGTTCTGCAAATGATATCGAACGAATCGTTACAATCAAAGAAGAATTAGAAGATTTTGGTTATGAGACCATGATGATTTTTGTTGATACTTCAGACAAAATAAGTGCTGATAGAAATCAAAAATTAAAGAGAATGATGGTCGAAGATGTTCGTCATGAAAAATGGTTAAATGCACAAAAGAATGCTCAACAATTTGAAAAATTATTTAATGAATTTGTTGTGTTCGATAATACAATAAATCTTGATTCAGCAGATATATTCAATGTTGCAAATAATGAAAATGATATCACTGATTTACTAGAAAATACTAAATATTTTTTTAGTAAAAAATCTGATTTACTTGAAAATGATATTGATAAGAAATTTCAAAATATTTTTGAATTTTCAACTTCAGAAAATCAAAGACAGACTTTGAGAAACCTTATCAGAAATCGTCAAGAAATGAAGCGCCGTGATGCAGAAAAGCATGACCTATCTGTTGATAAACTAAGACAAGCACTCAGAGGAGAAGAAAAAGATGTTGAGCAAACTACTAAACCTATTCAGAAGCAAGCCGGAGCAGCCAAAGACATTACCTATCGAACCGACACTGGAAAGTGTAAACACGGAAAATTCCTCGTCGATAACAACTGCCCAACCTGTCAACTCGCAAGGATCTCGGCGCAAAAAGATGAAGTCCGATACGGAGACGTCCCAAGTAACTCAGGCTATACCTTCAGAACCTACCACGAAGAAGCCAAGAGCAAAGAGCCAACCCTCAAAACGTTCCCCGAGCCAAAAGAGCCAAACTTCCAGCAAGACAAAGAAAAAGTAAAGAAAAGAAAAGCAGGAAGTCAGGATGTCAATAAGGTTATGAAGGTACCAGGTCTTGGTCCAGAGTTCAGCACCAGAGGTTCCGGTACTGTTTATCCAATGAGTGGTTTAGGTAATGTGACTTATGGTGAAGAAACAAAAGTTAAAACTTTTAGTCAGTTTAGAAAACAAAAAACAGAAGCAATTGATGATCCTGGTGTGAATGATATGGGTGTGAGTGGTGGTGAGTATGGTGCCACAAACAAAGAACCTATGCAGTCATATAAAGATGATGACCGAAAAATTAGTTTAGAGACAAAGAAGAAAAAGAAATGAAAAGTTTTAAACAATTTGTAAATGAAAGATGTTGGTCTGGATATAAATCTGTTCCTGGTAAGACGCCTTACTCTAAAGGAAGTTGTAAAAAAGAGGACACAGATATAACAGAAGATTTAAGACAATGGTTTAAACAAAAGTGGGTTCGTGTAGATACTAAAGGTAATATTAAAGGTCATTGCGCTCGTGACCCAGGTGAAGGTAAACCAAAATGCCTACCACAATCTAAGGCACATAGTTTAGGTAAAGAAGGTCGAGCATCTGCGGCTAAACGTAAACGCAGAGAAGATCCAAATCCAGAACGTAGAGGAAAACCAATTAACGTTAGGACAAAGTAAATGAAAACTTTTAAACAATTCATAAACGAACATCTCGAAGAAGAATATTTGGAAGAGAAGAATAAACCAACAAGTCCTGAAAAGTGGGCAACAGCAAAGGCTGCAGCCAAATCAAAATTTGCGGTTTATCCTTCTGCATATGCTAATGCTTGGGCTTCAAAGAAATATAAGGCCATGGGTGGTGGATGGAAATCAGTTAGTGAAGAAAATGAGACAGAAGAAGTTGAACTTGATGAAGTTGCTGCATGGCAACGCAAAGAAGGTAAATCAGAATCTGGTGGTCTGAATCGCAAAGGTATAGAATCATATCGTAGAGCGAATCCAGGTTCTAAATTATCTATGGCAGTAACAACAAAACCAAGTAAATTAAAACCAGGTTCTAAAGCAGCAAATAGAAGAAAGAGTTTTTGTGCTAGAATGTCAGGAATGAAAAAAAGATTAACTTCTGCTAAGACTGCACACGACCCAAATTCAAGAATCAATAAATCCTTAAGAAAATGGAATTGCTAAAACGGAGAAAAAAATGAACAATTTTAATAAAAAAGATTCAGTAGCAGAAGAAGTCGAAAAAATTCTTGCACAAGAAGCTGAACTGTCACACAAACAAAAAAAGATTGCTGCATTAGCAGGTGATAAGAAAGTTATTGATGCTTTAGACTTGGCAGCATTACGTGCTGGTAAGAAACCTGTAGATGTTGAAGAAGGTTTCGGTGATATGGATAAGTACCTGAAAGACAAAGAGAAAGAAAAAGGTACTGGTAAGTATGATAAGAAAAAGATTTCTACTGGTACAGTATATCAGAAGAAACACAATGCACCAAAAGAAGATGAAAAAGATGATATGAAAGAAGATGTTGAGCAAATTGATGAACTGAAAAAGTCTACAGTGGCTTCTTATATTCAGAAGAAGTTTGGTAAGATGAGTGATGAACCTGTTTCAAAAAATCAATATGGATATGCCAAAAAAGATGCAAAAGGTATTCAACGTGCTGGTTTGCGTATGAGTGGTATTAAAGCAACACAAAAAGAAGAAGTTGAATTGGATGAAGCAGTATCACGCAAACACTTCCAACAAGTTGCTGATTTGATTAAGACACACGACAGTCAAGAAAAACGTAAAGAGTTGGCACAACATCATGCAAGTATTTTCAAGACACAGAACCCACGTTTTGATCATGCTAAGTTTATGAAGGCTGCTGGTGTAAATGAAGGCACATGGGCAGAAGAAGCAGATTGCGTAACTCCACCACAAGCAAAAAAGATTGCTAAAAAAGAAGTTAAGGGTCATGAAAAATCTATGCATCATCAAGAAGAAATTGATACTGATGTTCGCACTAAAGATATGTTGAAAGGACGTAAACCAACAAAACAGACTGATGATGTTGGTCCTGGTTCAGATGGTAAGAGCACCAAAGTAAGATATCATGGTGGTCCGCATCCAAGTAATGAAGAAGTTGAACAGATGGATGACTTTCAAGCAGAAGAATTAATTGAGAATTTTGAAATGATTAATGAAGTTTCACTTGGTGCGAAAATTAAAGCTTATGCTCATCACTCAGCAAGTTCATGGGAAGCAGGCGATTATGGCCACGATGAAGATATGGAAAAACACCAAAAACGTGCTGATAAAATTCATGCACATATTTTAAAACACCATGGTACTGATGCTGCTCATCATGCAGAAAAAGCAGCAGATTCAGCAATATTTGGAACAGAACGTAGTCAGTCTCGTGGTAAAGATACACTATCAGGTGGTTTACGAAATATACTATCTAAGAATGTAACTAAAGCAGGAAAAATTCCTAAGACAACGCAAGGTGGAATGAAAAATGTTGCTAAAGGTTCTTATGGTAATAGAGTTTCTGGTCCTAAAGGTAATTTACCAGAAGAAGTTGAATTGGATGAACGTTCATTGACACCAACAGAAAAGAAAGAAAAAGAACACATGGTAATGTCAATGAAACCAAAACTCAAAGACTTCAAAAAACGTTATGGTGAAAGAGCAAAAGAAGTTATGTATGCTACTGCAACGAAAAGAGCAAAAGGCGAATAATGAATATCCATAACAACATAAGATTGATTTTGGAAGGTAAAGATACAACAGATTCAATCTCCCTTGACATTCCTCTCCTGATTCGTGTTTTAGAATTGGCACGTGAGGATGTAAAGGATGATATGGAGTTGCATCGTATTACTGAAAGACTTCTAAAGATTCGACACCAAGGTGTGTTGACAATGGATGATTATAATTTTATTGCCAACATGAAAGAAGAATTTGCACACGAATTGCAAGAATTCAAAAAGCAACCTGATGTTGCTGAAGATAAGACTTCACCAGTTAAAGGTTCATCAAAATCAAAAGGACATAAGGAATCGCAAGACTCCTTAAATCCTTATGACCAGTATTCAGCAATGGCACCCGCAAGAACAGAAGAAGTAAAAGAAGAAAAAGATGATGATGTAGGTGAAATGATTAAAGACAAACTGAGAATCATTATTCATAATGCTGAAAAAATGCATGATGAATTGAAAGATACTGATGATTTGCCAGAATGGGTAAAATCTAAAATCACACTAGCACAAGACTATGTTTCTACTGCATATGATTACACATGTGGCACTCATGAACTTGGTGAGGCTGCTAATGCAGCACAACAAGCAGCAATTGCAATCAATATGAAAAAGAAAGGCATTAAGCCTAAGAATGAAGAAGTTCATGAAGATGATGATGCGCCATTCGAAAAACCTTATCGTAAAACTTCAGGAACAACAACCGATAAATCTGGTGCTAAACACACTCCGATGTCCAAAGCAAGACATTTGGCACAACAAATGATGAAGAAAAATGCAGAGAAATCTGTTAAAGAAGAAGCTGAGCAGATTGATGAATTATCACCTGCAACTAAAGCGTCATATGTAACTAAAGCAAAAGACCAAATAAAACAGTCTAGGCCTTTTACTAAAAAGAGTGATGAGTATAGAGATATTGCAAAGAACTTTATTGCTAAACGTGAAAAAGGTATTGCTAAGGCAAATGAAGAAGTCCACGAACTTGATGAAGCAGGACACTTAGACAGATATATTAAATCTTTAGGTTGGGATCCAGACCTTCTTGATATGAGCAGAAAACAAAAATATGCTCAATCTGCTCAATATGCATCATGGAGACAAAGACAAGCATCAGTAAGAACTGAATCTATGACTGCACATGATAAATTCAAAGCAGGCGTGAAGAAAGCAGGATATGACATGGATGCTGGTGCAAAACGTTTAGAAGATTTACTTGCAAAGCAGAAGAAAGAACGTGAGGAACGTGAGAAGGCAGAAAAACCAGAAATGAAACAAGAAACAATGATGGGTAAACTTGCCAATTCATATGAACCTGAAGGCGATTCTCTTGTTGAAAGTAAACATCCTTCTAAAGCAGCAATGATGGTAAAAGGTATCTTTAATCTGCATAAGAAAAGAAAAATGAATGAAGAAACCTATGACCATGAAAAGGATGATAAGCAAGAAAAAAGTTTAGGCAAAAAACCTAAGTTAGAAGTAAGTGATGAGAAAGATGAATTTGGTAAAGAGAAAGCATCTGCCCGTGCAGTTTTGTCTGGTGGTAAAACAGAAACTGGTACACCCCGTGATACGATTGAAATTGATCCTATGATGAGAAATCGTCCGGGTCAAGGAAATATTGGCAAAAAAGTAGGAAAACTTGGAATCAAAGGCCAAGAACAATAAAGAATAAATAATAAACAAACCTAGGATTTTTAAGGAGAAAAACATGTCCTCATGGGGAAATAACGATAACGCAGCAAACTCACCTTACTGGGCTGTAACAACAGTCAACAAGATGAACCGGGCTGCTGCTGCACCCACAGCCGCAAATGTTGCGTTTCTGTATGGTAATACAACACCAGACGTTTATGTTACAGATCAAACTGTCGGTCTGTTCATGGTAGACGCCAATGAAATTCATTCGGGTGGTGGTAAAATAACTGATGTATCCATTTCTTATGGTGGAACACAGTATATGGAAACACCAAGTGTTTCTTTCAGTGGTGGTGGTGGATCAAGTGCTGCTGCAACTGCAACTATCTCTGGTGGTGCAGTTACTAACATTCAAGTAACGAATACTGGTTCATCATACGAAACAGTTCCTACCGTTGCAATTCAAGGTCCATACGTTACAATGAATCTTGCAAGTGCATCAGTCGTAAGTGTATCAACAAACAAGTTCACCTATGCAAATCACAGATGGAACACCGGTGATGAATTGTTCTATACAGATAACAGTTCTGGTCGTGTTCGTGGTGATGTAGTTACTGTCAATGGTTCTAGTGCTGCTGTGGTAAACACAACAACAAATATTATCACTGCAACTGGTCACCCATTCTTAACTGGTGATGAAGTACTTTACGAAAAGTCTGGTTCCAATCCAATTGGTGGATTGACAACTGGTACTACGTATGGTGTTCATAAAATCAATGATAACTCATTTGCTTTGTATGATACACAAGCTCATGCCATTACACATGATGGTACAGGTCTTAAAGATTTAACATCAGTTGGTAATGGCACTACAGATTTATTCACCTACATATTCAATGGACAACAATACTACTACGTCATCAAGACTGGTGCGAATGATTTCCAGTTAGCAAGAACCGCTGCATTGGCTACTGCTGCAACACCAATCGATATTTCTGCAATCTTTATGCCTAATAACGGTTCAAATTTCACTTTAACTAGTGGTAATGCAACTGCTATTGCAGACAAAGGTCTAGGTGAAGATGGTAGTGCAAATAGTTCATATACTCATACTTCACATGTAGGATGGAATATCAAGAGAGTCGGTGAAGGTGGTCGTGCTGGCCGTGTACAGTGGGAAACACTTGTTGCACTAGCAAATCCAATCGGTGATGGTTCGGACGATATCACTCTACCTGACGCTTAATAATATGGTGGGTGGCTTCGGCCACCCCATTTAATATGATCGATGACTTGACTGAAGATAATTTTATAATGTATGCAATGAAGGCATATGAATCTCCACATTGCATTATGAGTGAGTTTGAAGGTGATTTAAAAAGAACAAAGTATTTAAAAAGATTGTTTCGTAGATATAAAATAACAAAGACGTTAAAAGAACGATTAATCATCAATCATCTGATTTGTTTATATAATGTATTTGGCGCAGAAGCCGCAACCAAAATCTTGTTTTTTAGAATCGATGAACGTGATTATGATATTCTAAAAACATTTCTGATTTATCTAAATTTTATGCCAGAAGTAATAGGTAAGATTAACGGGAAAATTATCTATTCTTCTGACATAAAAGTGGATTTATCAATAGCAGAGATATTAAGAAAAATATGATAAGGTAACAAAATGACATCTATTCAAAAATTAATATGGTTACAAAGAGCAGGTATAATATCTGAAAACTTTGATTTGGTTGAAGAAAAGAAATTATCAGATGAAGAAATAGATAAGATAGTAAAACGCCTAAGACATGAGGATGATAAAGAAGAAAAAAATGAACTAAAACATTTAATTGGCGAAGAAGATGAAGAAGATAGTTTTGATGAACTGTGGGAAGATACAGCAGCACCAGTAGAAGGAAAGGTATCCTCCGACACTAAAGGTAAATTACACGAACTATTAGTTGGATATCATTTACTTGGTCGCAAGCATATGGAAAAACATCCAGATAAAAATGGAGATAGTCCAGAAGAAGCACATTCTAAATTGAAAAAGAAGGTTCATCCTGAAGATTATAAGAAAATAAATGCGAGAGCAAAGTCAGCAGCAAATGATATTAAAAAGAAGGTTGAGGTAAATGGTCACAAAATACATAATGTACATTGGACCTCACAGCCAAATGACTTATTGAGAACGACTGGAATAAAAGCAACACAAAAAGAAGATTCGTCTGATATAGTTGTTACGACACGAAAAGCAAAATAGGAACAATAAAATGGAAGAAATACATCACGGTATCAGTCTAAAAGTTACAGACTCAACTTCAAAACACGTGCCGACTTCTAATCCTGGTATTAACTATGCTGGACCCAAAGCAAAAAAAATACACGATGCACATAGAAAAGATATAATTAAAAAATATCCAAAACTGGTTACTCAGGCCTCGAATGCTGGTGAAAGAAAAGCAATGATGAACTCTAGTCCTAGAATGAAAGCTTATGTTAAAGCAAAGAATACTGAGACATTACATAAAATAGCAAAAGGTTTGCACGACCACTTGTCTAAAGCACCTAAGCATGAGTTGGTTGCACATATCAGACATGTCATCCATGCACAACAGACGCCTATGCAAAAACAAGGGCATAACCATTTAAGACATGTTACTCATTCGGGTGGTAAAAATGGTGATTATGCTCACCATTCAATTGATCCAAGCAAACAC